AAAGATCTTTATAACCTCAGACAGGAAATCGATCGCAAGGAAAGAGAATTGCGCGATATTCAGTATGCAGCTATGAATGATCTAGATTTTTCCAAACCAATAGATTGGAATAATTCTCCTCAAGAGGATCAGCTCCAGGACCAATTAAATGCACTAACACACAAAGTTCAAACATTGTCTGATAAGGCAAATAGTTATGATTCTTTGTTGGGAATGCGTGATCGATTGGATGCTATGCAGGCTGATCCCCATCGTGATAATACTAAATACGACCAATTGCTTAACCAGTATAGAAAAAAGAAGAAAGACTTCTATTCTATGTTTGGTGATTTTAAATTGGTTGACGAAACCACATCTAACCTTCCTAAAAAACTATTAAATCGATTAAAATTTTTAGAATCTCGTGGTGAGTTAAGAGAATTTTCGGGAAACTGTCCGTCCCTAAAGTCCTTGGGACAGGAATCGGCAATTTCACCAAAGTGTGGAATTTCCGTTTCCACCCCGGACCTTTTGAACCCCAGTATACCCTTTCAACAAAAATTAACTCCGCAAATTTCCCTAAACTTAAGGATGAAACCTACTATTATGGATGGGAAAACGTTTACTACCGGTTCTTCACAGAAGAAGACTGGCAAGAAATCGGATCCCCAACCTACAGGTTCATCAAGCCAGGGCTTGACCGAGTTAAGTTGTCCCTCAAAAAACTCACCGCCCCAAGAGTCTATGACTACGAAGACGAAGAAGCGTTTCTTCTTTCCAAAAAAGAACTTGAAGCGTGGTACCGTAGGTATTGCGCCTCAGAAATAATTCTTGATTGGCCCACTCTTCGTTTATCTTTAGATGGATCCAACTGGCAATCTACTCCGGGTTATCCGTTTAAGATTGCTGGTTATAAAACGAAGAGTGATGTTATAGAAGATCCTGCTTTTCCTGATTTCTGGTATAATTATTCTCTTTCCTCATTGATAATTCCTGCTGGAAAGGAGGAATTTGTCAATGTGGAATTGTTTGATTCTAAACAGAAAGTTAGGACTTTCTTTCCTTCTGACATTTATCAAATTGTAACTGGAACTGCCCTTTATGGCCACAGTTCTAAAAAATTTTTAGATGTTGGAAAATCTGGTGACACATGGAATTTTTATGGATGGTCTCCTTTTTATGGTGGGGCCAATCTTCTAGGTAGAAAATTATGTTCTTACCTGGATGATGGTTTCACTATATCAAGTTTTGATGTTTCTGGATGGGACCGTGTTTTAACAGTAACATCCCACATCAATGA